TATCCACCAGCATTATAGTTTGCACCAGCAGACTCACCAGATGCCGTATTCTGTAACTGTTGTTCATATTCTTTTTGTTTTGCAGCACTTAATGAAGATGGTATTGCTTTCAGAAATCCACTAATGTTCTGATTGCGTTCAATGTAATACTTTGGAAATAACTCCGCTGCTTGTGTAGGAGACAGCATAGAGATCAGAAACTGACCCATTCTAGGATCACTAATAGCCTCTATTCTCTGTTCCAGATTTAAATTTCTTAGAGCATTGAAGTTTGTTTTTCTTGCTTGACTAAATGGCATTATTGTCTTCTTCTCTGTGCCTGTTTAATTTGTGATTTCATCTCTTGTTCTCTTTGCTTTGCGAGTTTTTCTTGTTCTATCAAGAATGCTTCAAGCAAATCAATATAGATATATCTTTCCCAGGGCATCATGTTTTCAAGTTCGCTAATACTCCAATGATGATGCTGCATTATCGAAAAGTTTGTTTTAAAGACATTGCCAAGTTTATCATGTCCCAGAATCAGTAAAAAAAATCTAAGAAATCTGAATACCTCACGACATGATGAAATCCACATTTAGGACAGTCTGCTTCAAGTTTAACAACGAAGGTTGGAAAGTTATCGACAAATGATTCCATCTTCTTATAGTTTTCTTCTGTAAGTCCTTCAACAAAGTCTTTTAGTTCTTTTGATGAATAATCTTTGGATGAGTAGACGCCCTTCTTATCATATATGTGTTCAATAGAGTTAATAATGATCGTCGTTTTCTTGTCTATCTCAGATGCTTCATCTAGTTTTTTGACTAAAGCATAGTTCGGATATTTCATTTTAACACCGCTATACTTGTCAAACTTTATGTCATTGCTTATACTGTCATCTTTTACTATTTCGCATTTTGCAATGTCCATCTGTGTGGGAAATGTATGACCACATCTATTTCCATCTTCTAGTGTATTGTTACATGTTAGATTTACTTCAACCGATTCTCCGACAGACTTGGCACGAAGAAAGATAAACAAAAAGTCTATGTCAAAGAATGGCATCTTGTCTAAGTCTATGTCACCATTAACAATACAGTTATTCAATACTTGCTTACTTGTAGTGATAATATCTTCAAGATTGTTTGACTCGGCAGCCATAAACAATAACTTTTCTTCTTTTACTGTAAATGGTCTGACCTTGATAGTCTTTCCGCTTGATGGTATCTTTACTGTATAAACTGGCACATCAATTTTTGGTAGAGGTCTTTCTACCGTTTCAACTGGCAAAGGCATATTTTAAATCTCCACTGTTATAATCCTGATAAACTTGTTGGTGGTCCACCTGGTGTTGCATCTCTACCAGGTCTAGTCCAATACTGATAAACAAACGTAACTGATAATCTTAATACTTCATTGTCAGCCCATGTTACTGGTTGTGGATTAACTTGTGCTGGCCATGCTTTTTGTAATGACCATTGATAGACTGCTTTAGGTGCAGTTGCGCCGACAGCATTCTTAGGTGCTTCTGATAACTGAAACACATCGACCGTGCAATAGTATCTTTCTGGATAGTTAAAATTGAAGTTATTGATAGGATTGATGACACCGATCCAATCATCAAACAACTGTCTTTCAAATGATTCACCTCTACAAATAAATGACATAGAGATTTCATTTGAGTATTTCGTATTATACGGAAACATGATTGGAGGTCCATAATATCTTGTTTCTGATATCTCTGAACCTCTACCTGGTAATTCTGTTGACTCGCATAGATATGACAGTTCTCCAAATAGTTGATTATAACCTAATTGAGCCATTAGATTATTTGGATTAGAAGGACTGATTCTAACCATGAAACGACACTGTTTTGCTACTGCACCAAGACTGTTAATCTTGCTGTTAAAGTCTAGCATAGTCAGATTAGATGGAGGATTTGAAATGTTAAAAGATGCCATTAGTAACCACCAGGAGTTATGTCATCACGGAAAATAATTTCCATTTCTCTGACTTTAAAAGTAAATAGACAAGATACAGGATATCCATTTGTGAACGTAGACCATTCTCCTTGAGGTGAATAGTTTGTTTCTATTGCTTCAATGACACATCTTTTAAGTTTAGGAACGTGAGGATTTTCTTGTCCGTTAAACCAGAACTTGATTTCCACTTCTGCTGGAGTTATGAGTGTGATTCCTTGATTGACAGGAGCAGCAAACTTTCTTATGTTTAAGATAATCTCCTCCATGTTCTGGGATTCTTTTTCTGATCTTGGTGCAAATAAAAATCCGAACTGAAATGTTCTTAGTGCGGTGCTTCTGTATAGAACTTGGACACCAGGATTGATAGCACGACGAGCAACACCCAAAGCATTGACACCTGCTATACCTAAAAACTTATCAGTAACAATATTTGTTAGTTTAACGTCAGCATATTCATGTGTATCTGTATAAATGGGTGTTGATCCACCGCCTGTTGCAGATGGCATAAACAGTGCTGCACCAAATACAGCGGTTCCTGGACCCGCACCAACAGCTCCTGTGCCTGTTCCGTATGCTGAATCGAAAAGTTTAACGGTCATCCAATGACCCATATATTCTGCGCCTAGATCCTCAGGAAAAAAAGCAGACTTAAATTGATATCTTGATCCAAATACTTGTTGTTCAATTGCTTTAATTGCACCTGTAGGATCGAGTGCTTCCGCAGCGGCAATTACTGGTGCTGCAATAACATCTAGTGCGCCTGTAATTGTCTGAAAAACTGTTCTATCTGCCATTTATTACCTCTATAGGAATAGACTACATATATTTAGTAGAGGTATATCATGGCGACTAATTTTAAACAGGGATTTTTTAAACCCAAATTTCCTGCCAAGTATAGAGGTGACGCATCTAATATAGTATATCGATCTGGTTGGGAACGTAGAGTTATGCAATCACTAGACGAAAACTCCAACGTCATCGCTTGGTCATCCGAAGAGATTGTCATACCATACAAATCACCAGTAGATAATAAGATACATCGATACTTTGTCGATTTCTATGTTGAAGCAAAAGCACCAGATGGATCTATCAAGGTTATGCTATTAGAGGTTAAACCAGCAGCACAGACTATGGAACCTAAAGCACCTGGTAGAAAGACTAAAAGATATATCAACGAAGTCTTTACATATGGAGTCAATCAGGCCAAGTGGGATGCTGCCTCCAGATATGCTCAGAGCAAAGGATGGGAGTTTAAATTGATCACCGAGAAAGAACTGTTCAACAAGAACAATAAATAGGAATATGGCAGAAAAAAAGAAATATACCTCGGAAGAAATGCAGAAATGGTTGTTTGAAAAGGCCGCTGCTGCAAAGGATCCTAGAACTGCCAGAAAACTTGCTATGTCTAATGAGGAACGAGGACGAGCATTTACTGTAATTGGAAAATTGTATTTATTTAAATATAATCCAGTAGGTAGATACACTCTACCCAAGTATGATAAGTTGCCGCTATGTGTTCCTATAGAAAGATATAATAATGGATTTCTTGGTTTGAATTTGCATTACATAGGTGCAGCACAGAGATCGGCTTTACTAGAAATACTGTTACAGACACGAAGCGAAGCAGTTATCAGTGATAAGACGATAATGCAAGTTAATTATCAAAGGTTATTGACAAATTCAAAAGTTGAACAGTTGGCAATGCCTTGTGTGCATAGATATCTATTCAGTCAGGTAAGATCAAAGTTCATTGAAATATATCCAAGTGAGTATGATTTAGCAGTTCAATTACCAGTAGAAGACTGGGTATTCAATCAATAAGGCAGATAGATGGCAGTAGTATATAACTCATATTTTGGTAAGTTTCCTAAAGTTGATTATGACATTAGAAATGCTGTTATTAACAAACAGTATGAAAAGGTCACCAACATATTCTTTCGTGTAAAGTATATCAGTGAAGTATTAAACAATCTATCGTCATATTATGGTATTGAGTTAGAGGATAGCGAAACACCAGAAATCATTGCAGAGAAGGTCTACAACGATGCTGGTGCTGGTTGGATGATACTATTGGCAAATCAGATTATCGATCCACAGTTTGAATGGCCTCTTGGATACGATGCATTCAACAAGTATATTATCAATAAGTATGGATCAATTGAAAATTCAGAGATAACATATCATCATTACAATATGGTGATTACCAGAGAACTACAACCTGACGATATAATAACAGAAACACGATATGTTGTTAATAAAGAAAAACTAACAGACAATAATCTAGATGTTCCTTACAACTATTACGAAGTTCATGGCGTCGATCCCGGTTCTTTGGCATTCACACAATCTGTTGAAACATATAATATAGAAGGCAAGACTGTCACCGAAACAATCAAAGGTGAAGCAGTCACCAACTATCAGTATGAAATGGATCTAAATGAAAGTAGAAGATTGATCAAAGTTATTAAGAAAGAATATTACGAGCAAATAATGACAGAGTTTGACGATCTAACATCATTTACTCCGCCATATATTAGAAGAGTTAGATAATGGCAATTACGTTTGATATTCAGGATCCGATTGGTGTTATATCAGTTCAGAACTTTGACATTGGCGGAAGTCTTCCAGATAATATGACTCTCAGAGAGTTGAACATCGTAGAGAGTTTATTGAATCCTGCTGTGCAAGTCTCTGCCACATTGCAATCCGATCTTTATACACCATCAGGAAAAAATTTTGATTCTCTTAAAAATAAAGAGATGACTTTTACTTTGATAAGAAGAGACAAAAGCGGACAGCCTAAAGATAGAATGAAAGTCAATCAGCAATGTTATAGATTGGATCAACGTAACTTTGTTGCTGTCAATGTCAGCAATGCAGAAGAAATGACCTTTCATGCGATTGATAAGACTGTTCTTAAAGATGCACAGACTCTTATTAGTAGATCATGGAAATGCACTCAACCATCTCAGGTAGTAGAAAACGTTTTAAACGAATGTCTTGAAGCGGACGAAACCGAAGTTAAAAACGCTGAGCCCGCAAGAGATTATATCGCAGAGAACATTCATCCTTTTCAAGTAATCGCACAACAAGCACAAGTGGCACTAGACGGAGATGATCCATCTTTTCTCCATTTTATGACATTGAATGAACAGTCTGGAAAAGGCGTGCATCATTTTGAATCGCTAAAGTCAATGACAGATGGTAGTTCAATTGCGACTTATGTTTATGGTGACACCGGAGGATCTGGTGGTGGATATCAGACAAAGAATGTTGCATTGAGTTTTTCGTTTCCATGCGATTATGACTATCTTTCAGATTTGCTAAATGGTCTAGATGAAAACGGAGAAGACAAAAACAGCGGCGCTTTTTATAACAAAGTCTTTAAACAGATTATGGGAATGAGTTCTGGTGGAGGAGGTTTCTCTGGAGATTGTGGAATGGGTTCACACAACTATAAAGAAGGTCTATCTAATAAGTCAACCGCACAGCAGCAAAATAGTTGTAATCTGGATGTTGAATCGCATCTATTGAAAAGACAGGCAAGAATGGGTCTATTAGAAAAAGATAAGATTGCATTAAGAATAGTCGTGCCATGGGATCCTAAACTACACGCTGGCAAGGTCATAAAGTTAGATTGGAAAAATAGATTTGATCAGTCAAAAGTTTATGGATCTGGAGAATATTTGATATCATCAATGATGCATACTATTAAGTTTGGTGGTTTTGCTACCACAACATTAGATTGCGTTTCTAAGACTGTTGGTCAAGGAGAAGTTTAATATGGGAAATATTAATTCTAGTATTTTTGACTTTATACAAATAGGTGTTATTGCTTCTGGAGGAGATCCAAATGGCAAAGGTGCTAACAAAGGTGATCATCCTTCTGACAAATCATCTAATCAAAAAGTAATCTTGCCAGGTGTTCATGATCCTAATAATGTTAAGCAAGAGCATCTAGCATTTTCACCATTGATGCATTCACCCACATCAATGTCACAACTCTCTTTTCCTGGTGTCATGGATCCTGGTAGTTTAGTTTATGTTCTAAAGATGCCCGGACAAAATCAGGGCATCATATTAGGACAGGCTAATGATATTGTTAACTATGACAAGGGTCAAGGCGGTGGACAAAATTTATTAGGAGCACAATACTTTCAACAATTGTTTGATCGTGAAACTGGCATCAACATACCACCAGACATTCAAGAAACAGAAGAAGATGGTGTTAAGGTTAAAGCAATCAAAGAGAAGAAAAAGAAGCACAAGCACTCTTTACTTAAAGGTCTCAGTTCTCATAATGCTCAACAACAGACAACAGGTTATAAACTTCAAGAATTAAAAGAAGTTCCGACTGCTAAACAAAAATTTAGCGCATTGCCAACAAATGATATGATGGGTATGATACCCGGAGATATGATGTCTCTTGGTGGAATGTTTCAAGGTCTCATGGGTGGCATGGGCGGTGGAGGAGGTGCTGGTGGCGGCGCAGGTGCAGGAGCAGGCGCTACAGCAGGACAAGGAAACTTCTCTGTTGGTTTTCAAGAAACACCAATGGATCGCATTAAGACAAATGTAAGTCCTGAAATGTATGATGCTATGGGAAGCATGTCTGTTCTTGTTCAAGGTGATGCGGAATCTTCAGTCGCTTCTTTTCCAACATCTAATAGAGTCCACTCTGAAACATATTTAAAAAATGCCGAGGAACTTCTTAGTCAAGTAACTACACTTGAAGATTTATTTGTTGCTTTACATAGATTGCAGTATGATGAAAGTCTATTTGGTTTAGAAAAGATTCCTGACGTTGTAATAGAAACAGAAACACCATGGGGCAATGCCAACACAACGATATCTGCGACTGGTGAATTTTCACTTCAATATGCCAATGCTAATATATCAAATAGTTTTTCTCAAAGTCTTTCTTCTCCATCTTCAAGTCCAAGTGCAGGTGGTTCGCCAGCTGGTGGTGGAGGAGGCGGTGGCATTGGCAATATGTTCGGCAAGTCTTCTGGCATCATGCAAGATATGTTTAAAAGATTAGGACCTAACAATGAAAAAGAGTCCAAGAAGATGACTGAAAAACTAAATCAAAGTGATACTGCTCAGAAACTTTGGAAGTTTGCTGAGGACACTCTAAAAGGGGGTAATCCTCTTAATCCGTCCAACTTTACATAGGAATAGTGATGACAACTAGAAAGTCTGATAAAAACTTAGAACAAGATAAAAAGAAGACTCCAGAAAAGTGGAAAGGTCCTAAAGATAGTCGTCGTGAAAAGGGTGCAGGCACATATCCAAATCAAGCATGGGTATTGCATACTAGATCAGGACACAACATTGTGGTTGACGATTCTGAAGGTTGGGAAAGCATGACCTTTCAGGCGAGAAGCGGATCAGCAATGCAGTTTCAACCAAATGGTGCTATTCAGATTGTTGCTCATAACTCAATGTATAATCTCGTGTTTGGTCAGAACAGATTAACCGTGACAGGCGCAAATGATCTTACTGTTAAAGGTGACGGATCATTAATGGTCTATGGAGATTTTAATAAAACTGTTCATGGCAATTACAATCTGACTGCCACTGGTGATATGAACCTGACAGCAGAAAATCTAAACAGAAATGTTCGTGGTAACATCGACACACAAGCAAAGAATGAAACCAAAAAGTTAGAAGGATCTTCTGTATTGAATGCACAGGGTGCTGTTGCGATGGCGTCTAAGGATTCTTTTACCGCAGTATCACATGGCGATCAAATGCATCTTGGCGGTGGTTCTGGTCTTAATCTGTTTGCTAATGAAGGTGATATCACTGGTAATGTTGAAAAGGGAAACTTTCACTTTGCTGCCAAAGATGGAACATTTGAAGCAAAGATTAAAGATGCTATTAAATTTCTATCCGAGTCTGGAGCAATGCATATGATTGCACAAGAAGCAGCAAACATCATTGCCAAGAATGGTAATATTAGTATTAATTCTCAGAGCGGTGATATTCATGTTAAGGCCGACTCTGGTAACTATCACAAAGATGTTGGTCAGATGATTTATATGGCCAGTGGCACATCTAATCCTGATCAAGGTGAAGAAGCACAGAAAAAACAAGGCAACTCAATGGGAACAAAAGGCACTCAGGCAGTTGCATCCGATAAATCATCTATTGATAATCTAGCATAAATACTCAAAAGGAATTTCAATGGCTAGCCTAGTATTTGTAAATAGAAAACCCGACTACTCAGATTTGGATCTAGACTTTCTACGTCACCCAACAACAAACGATGTTGTGACTAAGACAGGTAATGAAGCAGTTAAAAGATCAATTAGAAATTTGGTATTTACAAACTATTATGATAGACCTTTTAGATCATTTATTGGTAGTAATGTAAGAAAATTATTGTTTGAAAATGTAGATACATTTACAGCATATCATCTTGAAGATGAAATCAAGGGTGTCATAGCAAAGTTTGAACCAAGAGTCAAAGACGTTGTGGTTAGAGTATCAGCAGATTTAGATAGAAATGGTTTTAGTGTCAATCTTCAATACGTTATTAAAAACAGAGAAGAACCTATAATAACGAGCATATTCCTCGAAAGGATCAGATAAGTTATGGCAACTTCCAATACAGCACTTCAAGTTGCAGATTTAGATTTCTTTGGTATTAGAAACAATCTTAAAGAGTTTCTTCGTAGTCAGTCTACTTTTACAGACTATGACTTTGAAGGTTCTGGTATGGCCGTATTGCTAGATGTTCTGGCATATAACACATACTACAACTCTTACTATTTAAATATGGCTGCCAACGAGTCTTTTCTAGATACAGCACAAGTAAGAAATAATATCCTTTCACATGCCAAGAACATAAACTATGTTCCGGATTCCGCTCACGGTTCTTTGTCTAAAGTAAATATTATTGTCACACCATCTACTGCTGAAGATCAAGTTACCAATGTCATTACTCTTGACAAATACACTAGAATATTAGGTCAAGATAAGAATGGCGTAAACTTTACATTCGTCACATTAAATTCCAACACAGCATATAAGTCTGCAGGTTCATTTACCTTCTCCAATGTCTTTATTAAGCAAGGTGAGGTTATTACTCAGCAGTTCGCTGTAACAGCAAACAATACATCCAGAAGATTTCAGATTCCATCTGCTAATGTTGATACTGATACTCTTGTTGTTACTGTGCAAGAGTCTGCTGCAAACACAACCACAATCAGTTATACACTTGCAGAAGACCTAACAACAATTACTGCTAACTCTAAGGTTTATTTCTTAGAAGAAGACGATCAGTTAAACTATACAATTTACTTTGGTGATGATGTTCTAGGATACAAACCTAAGAACGGTAACATTGTCATTGCCACTTATCTAGACACTGTTGGATCTATATCAAATAACATTTCAAAGTTTACTTTTATTGATCCAATTGGTGGTCCAGAATATAGAGATAGTGTCATAGTCAATACAGTTGAAACATCGTATGGTGGTTCAGATAAAGAAACTGTCGAGAACATTCGTTTCCGTGCGCCATACTATTACACAGCACAAAATCGTGCAGTTACAGTTCCTGACTATGAAAGTCTAATCACAAAAGACTATAACAACATTGACTCCGTTTCAATCTGGGGTGGAGAAGACAATGATCCTGTGGTCTATGGCAAAGTATATATGTCATTAAAGACTCGTGGTTATTATGTTCTTTCCAATCTAGAGAAAGAAAGAATTAAAAATGACTTAGTTGAGAAGCGTAATGTATTGACAATTCTTCCTGAGATTGTTGATCCCGATTATGTGTTTCTAATGGTGCAGGGAAGAGTAACTTATAATCCTTCGTTAACATCTTTAACTGCGGGAGAAATCAGAACAGTTGTTAATAACGCTATTAAGAAATACAACGATGATGAGTTGGCTAAGTTTAAATCAACCTTTAAGAAATCAAAGTTACAGTATTATATAGAAAATGCGGAAAGATCAATCACAGGTTCTGATATTGTTGTTTACTTGCAAAAGAGATTACCATTAACACTCAATCAGACTAAGAATTACACCATTAACTTTAATGCCGCTCTCAAAAAGGGTGACTTCATTGAAAAAGTATATTCTTTTCCATCATACACCGTCGTAGACAGTGCATCGGTTTTCAGAAACGTCTTCATTGAAGAAGTTCCGAACTCGTTTACAGGTATTGATTTAATAAAAATAACAAATGCTGGTTCTGGTTATTATTCAGTTCCAACAGTAACTATTACTGGAGACGGAACAGGAGCGACTGCGGTTGCAGATATCACTGGTGATGGTCGTGTTAAATCAATCACGGTAACCAATAGTGGTATAAACTACAGTAGAGCAACTATTAGTATTACCGGAGAAGGTAGCGAAGCTACTGGTATACCAGTTCTTCAGGCTCGAAATGGTATTCTAAGAACTTTTTATTATAAGACTAATGGTGAGAAAGTTGTTGTTAATGAGAATGCCGGAACAATAAATTATGATACAGGAAAAATTCAACTATCATCGCTAATACCTCTAGCAGTTAGCAGTAATGATTTCTATGATACAAACGTGGTATCTATAAATGTTGTTCCTAATGGCGATATTATCTATCCACTAAGAAATAGAATACTTGCAATTGACGAAAACAATTTTCAAAGTATTCAAATAGAAGTAGTTGCTGAATCATAATGGCAGTATCAAATAACAAAACCTCACACCTTATATCATCGCAAGTACCGCAGTTCGTTAAGGACGACCATGAGACCTTTGTTACCTTTCTAGAAGACTATTATAAATTTCTGGAACAGAATAATCAAGTAGGAAACGTCGCCAAGAACTTTAATCAATACAAGAATGTTGATCTTGCTGAAGACGAGTTTTTACAAAAGTTATACGACAACTTTATTAAGTTACTTCCAGAAAATATTCTTGCTGATAAGAAATTAATACTAAAGCATGTTAAAGACTTTTATCGTTCACGTGGCACGGAAAAGTCTGTGCGATTTCTTCTTCGCATTCTATTCAACAAAGAAGTTGAATTTTATTATCCAAAGAGAGATGTTCTACGTGCTTCTGATGGTAAGTGGTTTATTGAAAAGTCTGTCAGAATAGGTGACCTTCAAGTAAACAATACATCAAACACAATTGCCTATAACAATTTTATTAATAAGAGAATTACAGGACTACAGTCTGGTGCTACGGCGATTGTTGAAACTATTGATGTCTATTATGACAAGGGACAACTTGTAACAGAACTAAAACTGTCAAATGAGTATAGATCATTTATCAATGGTGAAACCATATATTCTCTATTTGAAGAGGAGACAGGAACTAAGTATCTATCCGCAAATCTATTCTCCGGCGCTGTAGTTGCTATTAGTCTAGCAAATGGAGGCACTGGATATGTTGAGGGAACGACAATTCCTGTTGTTGGTGGTGGTGGTGGCAATGGTGCTCAGGTTATTGTATCATCTACAACAAAAGGTTCTTTATCATCAATTGGTGTAAGTTTAGGTGGCGCTGGATTTAGAGTTGATGACGATCTGATCATATCTGGCGGAGGCGGAGTTGGTGCTACCGGTAATGTATTCTCCGTAGATTTGTCAGAAAAGTATCATCCTAATAGTTATAATTTGGTGTCATCTACAATAAGCCTGGAATCAAATACAGCGATTAATAACGTTAGATATACCAATCTCAATAGTAGTATTGTCAATCCGATTAATCATTGGGTTCAGAACTCAATGTCATTCTGGACATTTGCGAATTGTGGACCTGTTACTACATGCCTTGTTCTAACCACAGGCGATGGTTATAGTTCAAGTCCATCAATAGACGTGGAAGCAAATACAGTGATTCGTTCTCTAGGTATTCTAGGTAGAATGGAAATTATTGACGGTGGTCTTAACTATGTAGTGGGCGACGAACTAGTTTTCACTAATCCTTATGGCAGTTATGGTGTCGGTGCAAAAGCCAATGTCAGTGCCGTGGCATCTAATGGTATGATCACAGAAGTTAAGTTTAGACAAATGCCAGGACACATGATCGGTGGATCCGGATATGAACAATCAACACTGCCTGCAATAACAGTTTCAACATCTACAGGAAATGGTGCTAACATTGTTGCTAGATCCATAATTGGTGATGGTGAAACATTAGTTGCTTCAGCAGCAACGTTCGGTAAAATTTTAAGTCTAAGACTTCTTTCTGGTGGTGTAGGATATACAACCGAACCAACTTTAGATTTTGACTCTGTTGCATCTGGTAGCGGCGCACAAGCATCATTGTCTATCGTTAGTGGTGCATATACTTTCCCAGGAAGATTCCTAAACGATGATGGATTTATTAGTTCATTTAACTTCTTGCAAGACAGAGATTATTATCAAAACTTCTCTTACGTTATTAAGATAGATGAATCAACCAGAAAGTATTCGAAGGCTATTAGGGATCTTGTTCATCCTGCTGGCACAAAGATGTTTGGTGATTATCTACTAACCGATTTCAATGATATTAGCATCACATCTAATGCTGCATCTACGATTCCTAATAATAAATTGTTACTAACAAACTATAGAGTCATCTTAGATGATGTTACGCTAACAGGAACATATAACGTCAATACCTTTACAACCGAATATGCTCCTAAAGTTATTGAAGCATCTTACAATGTAAGGTCGGATATTGCATCATCATACTCTACTCAAAATTCAAGTATTATTGTATATTCTCCTAACCACAACTTATCTAGAAATGATAATGTGTATTTGAAATTCCATACAGCAGCATATGCTAATATTACTAATGGTTTATATACAATCAGATCGGCAAACGCCAGTTACTTTGTTGTTCCTGTTGTTAATGGAAATCTAACTTTTGTTTCATCAAACGCAGTTACTTCCAATCTAACTGCGTCCTCGGGATCAGGAGCAACTAACAATTATATTATACTATCACAATGGACACAAAATTCTGACATTTCTATTGTTGTTGGTGACTATGTTAATGTTAACAGCACGTTAGCCGAAGTCGTTTATACCGAAGTCAATTCATCAACAATCGTAATATATCCTGCTGTAACAGGTGGACTATCAGGACAAACTGTTGATGTTATTAAGAAGCCTTATCAGGCAAATGGAAATGTCTCTATTTCAGTTCCTGTAATAACAGTGTTAGCCAATAGCACAGGTCTTATTACCAATGACAACGTGTATTTGAAATTTTTGTCAAGCGACACAACTCTTGTTAATACCAGATATCAAGTTTTGTTTTCTAACTCAACATTACTCAGAGTTGTTCATGGAGACATTGGCAATGCAACATCGTATAGTGGATCAGCAAATGTCCATTTGAACATTGTAAGTCTAACGAAAACTAATCACGGTCTTAGCAACAATGAATTGATATATGTAACATTTTACAGTGGTGACACAGGAAATGCTGTCAACTCCATATATTCCGCAGTAGGTGTAACCCAGAACACATTTAATGTTGTCACAACTTATCCTGTTACTGAGAATGGTAGTGCATATGTTAAAACATCTAACGTAATATTGACGATTCAATCACATGGTTTCACAAACAATGATAATGTTAGAATGTGGTTTACCAGTGGTGATACTACAAATATTTCAAACGGTGTTTATAGTATTTCTGTCATTGATGCTAATACAATGTATATGGACACATCTAATGTATTGAACTCAAATGGAACAGTTGTTGTCTATAGAGGATATGCAAACGTCTCATTGTTTAGACAAGATCATGGACTATTGTTAGGAAATTCTGTAGGTATTCTTATTGATACAGGTAATGTGTCTAAGATTAGTAATGGTGTTTATACTATAACTAACGTTGCCAACACAAATGAATATAATATCAAGCATACTGGTATCAATGTTAGCAGTAATCTATCAAATCTTCTACCTAGCAATACTGGACACGCATATGTCACGTTACATAAATATTAAAAAATAGAAGGAATATATTTTTGTCATCGGTACATTCAAAATATCTTCAAGTTTATAGTGCAAAACAGTTTAAGGAGTCGGTCAACGAACCAATACCTTCTAATGTTTATTTGACTTTTGGACGAACAACAGCATGGCCAAACGATGCAGTTCCTCCTCAGGCCAATACAAGCATTAACACCTTTTATGAAGTCTGGGACAATATGATAGGTGCTAAAAAGGTTTCTGGTAATGACATTAGACACGTTATTCCTAGATTTGATTGGACAGCAAATAACGTGTATGCTGCCTATGATGACAAAGCAGACTCTAAAATTTTAAAATCTGATACTTCAAAGTTCTATGTTGTAACAGATGATTGGAACGTTTATAAATGTATTGCCAATAATTATGGAGCAAACTCTACATCTAAACCAACATCTATCTCAACCATAACAGATGTTCAATCCGAAGATGGTTATATTTGGAAATATATGTATACCGTATCTGCTGAAGAACAATTGAGATTCGTAACATCTGATTATATTCCTGTAAAGTCACTTACTGTAAATGATGGTTCGTTGCAGTGGCAGGTCCAGAATAATGCAATTCAAGGCGGCATTCATAGTATAGTATTAACAAACTTCGGAAGTGGTTATACTGCAAATGATATAACCGTATCTATTGTTGGTGATGGTCAAGAAGCAACTGCAATTGCTGTAAGAAACACTGTGTCAAATACGGTGTCTTCTATCATCATGACAAATCGTGGTATAAACTACACTTACGCAAATGTTACTTTATCTTCTGCTACCGGTAATGGAGCAATTGCAAGACCTATCATAAGTCCACGTGGAGGACATGGATCAGATCCATTAGTAGAACTCGGCGGTTCTAATCTTCTAATCAATACACGAATTAAAACATCAGAAAACGGAGTATTGACAGTAGAAAACGATTACAGACAGGTTGCCTTAATTGAAGATCCTTACACATACGATGGCACAAAAGTAATGTCTAATACAGCAGTAGATCAACTAATGACACTCACATTAAATGGAACATCTGCTGAATATATTGAAGATGAAATTGTATATCAAGGTACATCATTAGCAGCAGCAACATTTAGTGCTACCGTTGTTGAATGGGATTCTGCTAACAATCAACTTAAAGTATCAAATACAAAAGGTGTTCCATCATCAGAACTAGTTAATGGTATTACCAGCACCGCATCTAGATTCTTAGGATCAATAACTTATCCCGGTATGAGACGCTATACTGGAAATTTACTATATATTGATAACATAATTCCAATAGAAAGATCCTCCGATCAAGTTGAGGACTTCAAAATAATTCTGAAATTCTAAAAGGACAAATTTAAATGGCTGACGACCTAGTATATGCTAACGATGAGTTTTTCTACTCCAACGTAAGTTCTGTTACTACCAACTTCAATGTAAATCCTTATTATGATGACTTTGATCATAAGAACAACTATTATAAGATTTTGTTCAAGCCAGGATTTGCCGTTCAGTCACGAGAACTAACACAGATTCAATCAATACTTCAAGACCAGATCCAGAAATTTGGACAGCATATGTTCATGGAAGGAAGCATGGTTCTTGGTGGAAAGTTTACACTTGACACCAGAGCAAACTATGTTAAGATCAATGATAAAGACGCATTTGGTGAAGATGTAGACATTAATAGTTTTCTAGGTCAAACTATTACAGGTCAGACTACTGGTGTTAAGGCTTACGTTAATCTAGTTCTAGACGGAACAGAAGGTACAGATAAACCTAAAACATTATATGTAACATATACTGCTGGTAATGCTAATACAGATGAAACAGTATTTACAGCAAACGAACCACTAGTAGCAAATGCTGGAACACTTATTGTTGGTAATTCAATTCCTGTAGGATATGGATCTGTGTTTACCGTAGCAGAGGGTGTTCGTTTCTGCAAGCAGCATTTCATTCATCACGATACACAAACTGTAGTTGTAGATAGATATGGTATTAACCCAACTTGTAAAGTTGGATTTGTTTTGAATGAAGAGATTGTTACATCGGATAAGGATAGTTCACTTCTCGATCCTGCTCTAGAATCATCTAACTATGCAGCACCTGGCGCAGATAGATTTAAGATTACACCAATTCTAACAAGACTAGATTTAAATAGTAATGCTGGGTTCCCAGACTATGTTAATCTATTTACTATTGACAATGGTATTGTTAGCGAAATTAACGAAAGACCACAATACAACGTTATTAAGAATGAACTTGCCAGAAGAACTTATGATGAATCAGGCGACTACTATGTAAAAGGTTTTAATACAGTTATTGAAGAACATCTAGATCAAGGAAACGGTGGATATTTAACAAGTTCTAAAGGCGGTAACTTTAATCTACTTTCTGTTCAGGTCGAACAGGGTAAAGCATATGTTCATGGATATGAAGTTAATAAGATAAAAACTGAGTTCCTAACATTACCAAAAGCAACCACATATTCAAATGTTAATAATCAAACATCAACATCGAAATTAGGAAACTATATTCAGATCAATGAAGCCGTTGGTTCCTGGAATCTCAATTCTGGTCAACTTATTGATCTATATGACACGCCACAGAAAAGAATTTCAACCGGCGGTGGATCAGCAGCAAGTCAGACAGGTAAGAAAATCGGTACTGCTAGAGTTAAATCAATATCATCTAGCACACCTCCTGCAGGGACAGTTTATAGTTATCTAGGTAGTCCAAATGGAGTATTGAAAGTTCATCTCTTTGACATCAATATGCTTGGATCTAATACATTCTCCGGTGTCAAGAGTGTGTATTATAATAACAGCACTACAGCAGACATTGGTGGTGACGTTATTTTAAATAGTTCAAACAATGCTTACATTGTTGACACATATACTCCTATGTTGTATTACACAGGATCTAATCACACAAAGACAATTAGAAGTCCAGATGGAAACATTGACACATCATTCCTATTCAAAAAGACATCAGATGTTTCAGTAACAAGTTCAGGAACATTTACACTATCTTCAACAATTGCAAATGAAACATTTCCATATGGATCAGGTACATTAGGTGATACTGATCTTAAAGATATTTTTCTAACACTAAATGATGCTGCATCTATTTCATTGACAGGCAGTGCCATTGGAGGAGAAGGTACAAAGACGCTAATAGGATCAGGAACATCATTTAACAATTTGAATCCTGGTGATAGAATTACATTGTCAGGAAATAGTTCTACATATATTATTGAATCTGTATCTAATAACACATATCTAACTACTACAACAAATTTACCAGCAACCATTGCCAGCAATACTTTGACAAAAGTTTACCTTGCTGGTGATATGATTGACTTGACTAGTAAAGGTGTTACAGGTGCTAGATCAGTTACGACAACTGATAATAGTATGACATTTGATCTCAATGAAACTCTAGGAGCAACTAAGAGTGCAACAGTCTCATATACAATGTCAAGAAACCTAGCTCGTGAAGTTAGAAAAGTTCTTAAGGTTGATCGTTATGTTGTTATTAACTGTGCAAGTTCTGTGAATGGAACAAATGGTCCTTATGATCTAGGTTTCTCAGATGTTTATAGAGTTAAATCCGTCAGAAAAGACACCACAACATTTTCGAGTGCGACCCAGGGAACCGATGTTACTAATTATTTTTCTTTTAACAACGGTCAAAGAGATGACTGCTATACTCACGCACAATTGATCGCACCAGTTGGATATCTAACATCAAATGATAGACTATTAGTATGTCTTGATTATTTCCAACCAGATTACACACTTGGCGTTGGATATTTTTCTGTTGACTCTTATCCAGTTAATGATCAGAATCCTTCTGCAACCGAAATTACAACTATTGGTATTCCAATCTATAGGTCTGACACAACAGGTGTCACATATGACCTAAAGAACTTTTTGGACTTTAGACCTGTTTATACCAACACAGCGGCAGATTCTACAACACCAGCAGGAGCAACAACAAATCCTGCTGCGCCAACTACATTACAATATGAATCTGCTGGTCTAAGACTTCCTGCAGACTCAGAAACAATTCGTTATGACTTTTCATACTACCTAGCAAGAAAAGATATTGTAACATTAAATAAGTATGGTCAATTTATGATCATTCAGGGTGTTCCTAATGTAAATCCTATAACACCTGCATGTCCGCCACATTTAATGTCAGTTGCAAAACTAACAATTAATCCATATCCTTCACTATCACCAGCTTTTGCCAAAGCAATTGGTAGAGGCGATATGGCTTGCGGATCTGCCAGAACAGCACAAGTTAGATTTACTATGAAAGACATTGGTGTATTGAAACAAAGAGTTGATAATATTGAAAACTATGTAAGTCTTTCATTGCTTGAAAAGTCTGCAATGGATCTTAAGATTCTAGATGAAAACGGATTGGATAGATTTAAGAATGGTATCTTCGTGGACTCATTCACTAGTTTCGTCACATCCGATACAAGCAATCCTGATCATCACATTTGTTATGATCCAAAAGAAGGGTCAATACGACCAATTTATGACACACAAGCAATAGGATATGAACTATATTCTAACACAAATATTGTTAGAGTAAGTAATCTATTGATGCTTCCATATGTTGAGGCTCTTGCTGTATCACAGCCATATG